CCCTACCGCGATCGCGTTTTCACCTTGATCCGTCTTACCCGCATCTTTGCCAATTGTAATTTCATTAAAATTATAGTTCACAGATGTGGGTGGAGTTGACGTTGTTTTTTTGGTATTGTCCTGATTAAGTTCAGCCATATATACATGATTGAATCTCCCGGCATTACCAATGAACGGCATAACTATTACATTAATCGGCGAATAAAATGCCACCCAACCCGTTACGTATTCTAAACACATTATAGTTAACTACGTAAACAGTGAGTTCGTTATCTAATGTACGATTTGTACCCTTTACTATATCTCTAATTACAATCTTCGCGTTATCTAAACGACTAAAATTACATGTCCCTGATGGCTTATATTCGGAAGCATTTCTACAAAAGTGATAGGCGAAATATCTAGTATATAGAGGACAATCCTGATCTTCAATAAAGCTGATAAGACCAAACTTTGAACTTATATAATTTTGTACAGTGTGAAAGTAAATTGGGGACATATTTTCAACAAGTGCTGTACCGTTTAGATAAATATCGGCACCACTAAACGATAGTTTATCTTCTTCTATAACACCACCCTGTGCCGTGTAACCGAAGAAGATACTTTTCACGGGGTGATTAAATACAGAAATATCCAATGTAGTTTTTGGAAGTTGGACATCACCCTTTAAATTTTGAACTTGTGTGATTATAAGATCTGTTGGTGTTTTTATAAATTTATTGCGTTCTTCGGTATCCAAAAATACGTAATTACCGTAACATTTTACACCAGACACATCTTGATTGGCAAAGGTTATTCTAATTTCAGCTTCATGAAACTGCAAAGCACAAAGTGGTAAAAACATATCGTTGTCACAAAAGAAAAAATGAAGTGGTAGAAACTTATTATTTGATTGTGATGTTTTGTTTAAAATTTCCTGTGCCTTTACAAAATTTTCAGCCAAATAGTTCTGCCATACATCTGAAATAAAGTCATATGGGTGTGAATCAATCTTAACGCCTCCTATATATAAATCTATAACTGCACCATCAAATTTAGTTAAAAGATCTACACCTTCAAACCATACTGCATTTACAAGATCACCCCAAGTTGGGATAATTATGGTGCTGTCTTTTGTTGTAACTTCCTTTATGAGTCGTGGCGCTTGTGAAAAATTTGTATGCCGTTTGTATTTCATACTAAAGAGAGACGCCCCCTCGTCACTTGTTATATAAACATCTTGCGCACCTTTGGACACGAGCTGAACCAATGCACCTGACATTTATTTATTGTTCAGATTATAAAAACAGACACTTTCCCTGAGGGAATTCATCCTTTCTTTCCTGTTCAACTTTACCGTGAATTTTAAAACCACCTTGGCGATACACTTTCATTCTCTTGTAAAACATAGCTGTGAAGAGCGACCAAGGGTCATGAATATCATAAATATGTGGATTATTCTTCTTCCCCTTGGTTTCTCTCATTATACGACCTATACTCTGGGTTATATCAGACTTAGGGGACGCCAATATAACTGTATCCAGGGTTGGTATGTCTAATCCTTCGTGGGCTTGCGAGAAAGTTGCAAATATGATCTTTTTCTTGGAAGAAGCCTGGAGGTCAGCCTCCTTCATTCCACCCATGTAGAGACCCGAGTTTTTTGGAAAACATTGATGGAGCATCTCACAGTGCAAACGTCTGTCACTTAGAACAAGAAGCTGTCTTGTACCAGCTGAAGCCCTCTTGATCAATTCCACAAGCATCTGATTTCTCTTTCTATCTTCTACAATTTCCGTAATCATATTTGGCATGGATACTTTACCAAATCTTGTTGAAGGTGGTGGGTTCCTGTAATTGAATGATTCATATGTAATGCTAAATACTTCAACCTGATCCTGGTTCTTCCTTTCAACTGCAAAGAACGTGGGACCCATGAACCAATGGAGAACCTTTGTGAGACCATCCTTTCTTTCTGGTGTCGCTGAAAGTCCAAAGATGTGTTTGGGGCACATTTTGAAAAGAGATTGACTGAATACCTTAGCACATATATGATGAGCTTCATCAACTATGAGAGTTCCTATAGAATCAAAGTCACTGAATGAGTACTCTTTGAGGGAGAGTGATTGAAGCATAGCTATTACAAAGTCACAGTCAACCTCCTTTTTGTCTTGTTGAACAATACCTATTGTGGCACCCGGACAAAACTGTTGAATTCTATCCCTCCATTGATCTGCCAAGAATTGTTTATGAACCACAATCATCGTACGATACCCCAATTTACAGGCTATTGCCAGGGATACAGTGGTTTTGCCATACCCACATGGGAGTGAGAGAACTCCGTGACCAGCCTTAATGGCTGCAGCGAGGGCCTCATTCTGGTGAGTTGCATCTCGTAACTGTCCAACAAATTTGGCTGTGGATCTTGCTGGTTCGGGGCGCCGGTCCTCTCGTGGCTTTCCAGCCCGACCAACTCCATAGAATCTTGGAACGCACACTCCATTCTTAGCCGTTCGGAAAACCTTAAAAGGCGGTGGAGGAAATCCATAATCGCCATTGACTATGGGTCTTACCGTAAGTTCCTTTTTAATTTCAGTCACCGGTCCATCGGTAACGAGATATCCAGTCCGCGTCAACATTTAATATATTAAAGAATAGTAACTTTATATAAGTAGAATGCCATCTCTCAACATCGAAGAGAATATTAAAAAAATACAAGACGCGATTGAATCCACATACCAAGAGCTTCATCGTCTCCAGGGGAGTCTTCGTGTGTTTTTGGGATTAAAGGAAAACGGCTTGACCGTAATCGACATTCCCGAAAAGGAGGAGGAAGAAGATGAGGAAGAAGAAATCAAGGAAGAGAAGTAATTGACTTAATCTTCCAAGTATAACCACTATAATTACCAACATTCCATACACCCGTGAAATCAATATCAACTTCAACTTCATCATCCTTTATAAGGGACTGTACAGGGCGGCCATTAACGCTGCACATCACTCTCCTATAACGGAATGGAACTTTTACTGTGAGAATCTTACCGTCGAGTGGATCATCTACATGAGAATTCTTAATAAGCCATAATTTATTTGCGTGCATTTGACGAATAAGTTGAGAGCATTTTTCAGGAATGACCAAGCGAATGTATTTCTTGTCGTTGTGGTCATACATGGGTTTATAAACTTTCGCCTCAAATTTCATTGATTCTGTTTATATACAATAAGGTTAAAACTATAAGTGTCATTTTAAATCAATCCAGTCTTTTTTCGTTCTTCTGGAGTCTTGAGAGCATACATTATTGTCAGGAAAATCGTAGTTGCGATGAGAGCGTATTCAATATCTTGTGTCGCGCTAAATGCGATCATCATCAAGGAAAAAAATCGGAAAGCCTTATTGTCGAAAGCAGATTTAAGATTTTTTGGAATGTCAATCGCATTACCCGAAAATAGACCCTGATACAGGATTATTAAGGTGAATATAATGGGCTGCGTTTTAATAAGGGCTTCGGCTGGGTTGCTGACTGGTCCGAGGAAGCTTGAGAACTTTTTCATTTAAAGTAAACCGAGATATTTTCCTAGACTATAGTAGATGCGATGCTCCATGCGTCATCCAATGTAATACTTAAATCACCTCCCTCTAAAAAGGTAAAGACCTGGAAATTTGCTGCCAAATTTATATGGAAAAGTAAATTTGTAAAAGACAAGTCCGAACTTGGTGCGTGGACGCGGAATGAACTCTTGGAACTTGGTCCAACCTTTGTAAAATTAGGTCAAATCGCATCGACGAGAGCCGATCTGTACGACCCCGAGTTTACAAAAGAGTTGGAATCGCTTCAAGACGATGTGCCTCCAGTGGGATTTGACATTGTACAAAATGTTGTAAATTTAGATTCATTTGATTCCTTTGAACCGATTCCATTCAAGTCCGCGAGTCTTGGCCAGGTTCACAAGGCAACTTTAAAAAATGGAAAAGATGTTATTGTCAAGGTGAAGAGACCAAATATCTATGAGACTATGAAGGAAGATACAGATAATGTCAGGGAAATTGTGCGTTTTTTGGAACAGTTAGGGATTGACACCGGGAATAGCTCGGAGTTTGTTCTCAATGAATCAATTGAATATCTCTTGGGCGAATCGGATTATAAACAGGAAATTGACAATGCCGTGAGATTTAGAAAGAGTATGAACGGTATAAAGTGGGTTAAAGTCCCAAAAGTATACAGAAAACTTTGTACAGAAAACACCATTGTCATGGAATATGTTGAATCTGAAAAATTAATAGAACTCACAGATCCCAATATAAATAGAAAAAAGGTATGTGAAGCTCTTATCAATTCCTATGTGATTCAGACTATGGACAACGGTCTTTTTCACGCAGATCCCCATCCCGGTAACTTGGGGTTTTCATCTAATGGTAAATTGGTATTTTACGACTTTGGGATCACAATATATTTATCTGAAGAACTCCGCAAAGGTTTCAAGCAGCTTTTTGGGTGTATAATAGAAAAAGACACAAAAGGAATTGTTCAAATTCTTGTAGACCTTGGTGTCATCATACCTATGAATTCCGATCTTACGGACATCGAAATCTTTTTTGAAACAATTTTGAGTTATCTCGAGACCCTTAACGCTTCAAATATATTAAACGATGACGTGGCATCGAAACTCGCGGCCGAAAAGCCATTTATGGTACCCACGAGTTTTGTATATTTAGCTAAATCATTCTCTCTTATAGAGGGTATATGTGTACAATTAGATCCCGAGTTCAACTATCTCGCATACCTGGAGCCAATGATAACACAACAATTTGTAGACTCAATTGATATTCAAGATGCGCTTACAAAGACGGCCGAGATGCCATCAAAAATACGCAATATAAGTAAGGCTGTTCTGGGTCTGGAAAGAAGCAGAGCAGTCATAAGAAGGTCCATATCTAAAACAAGACGAGAAGTACGCACGGTTCAGTATAGTTTAATGAGTGCCCTAATGGCATTTGAGTTTAATGACACGCCACTTGGGTTTGGTTTTATCGTGCTTACAATCTGGCTTACGTTTCGCGTTAAGATCAATCGAAGAAAAAACACATAGCATATCTAAAACCTTTTGTAACTGGAAGAACACCGTGTAAATGATGATCCCCGCTATACGAAATCATATCACCTTGATCGTAATCTACAATGGGTAGTTTTTTGAATTTGTTTAAAAATTCCTGTTTTCCACGCGTCGTTTGAAAGTTAACACGTCTGTTTTCCCTAGTTGTTTTGCGATCAAATAGATATAATTCTCCACCTTCACAATCATTTTTAGAAGATATAAGAAATGATACAGTTGTTTTATTTTCATCTAGGTGGATGGGTAAAGAAAAACGTTCATTTGGGGTATATTTTCTCAAGAATATGTAACCGGGTGACTTTGGTTGATATTTTTTAATGTGAACATCGTAAATATTTTTAGAAATATCCCATAATTCTTTATTTAAAACTGGATTACTTTCATCGTCGTCATAAATATCTATCTGATTCGCCGGCTTACCGTCAACTTCGTCCATATAATCGTCTAATTCATACTTTTTTGAAACTTTTATTATATTTTCACACAAATCCCTATTTAAGACACTTTTATGTATTATATGCGTTTCATCTTTCTTATTTGTTATTATGCATATAATACAAAACATGATTATTATAAGTGGTAGTATCATATCTATATTTACTTTTCATAAAAATCTATCGAAATTTCTTCCTTCTTTGGAGAACCCTTGAAAAACTCCTGGTGTTCCCTGAAGATATCCTTGACACGTCTTTGTTCATCGCGGGAAATATCTGACAACTTTTCTCGAATCTTACCCACGTCTGTATCATTTTGTTTCTTCATTTTCTTGCCAAACTTCTTCAAACGCTTGGTATTCGACGCAAAAGTGGTGGAGGTCGTAATTGAAAACATCTTTCGTTGTTACATTCTAAGGACATTTATTTTTTAAGTTTAAAATTTCCAACTTTTCTTCAAACTCTCGTCTCTCACCCGGACTGTTAATGGGGGTACCGTTGGCGAGGGCTTCAATTTCCGGTCCCGTGAGATGCATTGCATTGACCCTGAAGTCTTTGAAAGCTTCCATCGTTACCGGGACGAGTGGCTGTACGAGGTCATATATAGCATTCGCATAGTCACGAATCTCCTTCTGGGCATGAGAATCCATACGAAGATGGAGGTAGTGCATCAAATTATGGAGATTGATCTTCCAATAGAATTCAGTGTATGTACATTGTGGGAGATTGCCCCTTGCTTGCTCACGGCATATCCCCGTCTCCAAGAGGTTCTCGTATAAATCAAAAGAATATTCCAAGTGTTTGTCAATTTGTTGAGTCTTTTCTTCATCAATTTCAATAATACCCTCGGACCCCTGATTATTTACTTTAGATTGACCCCTTAAAATTCCCGGGTTGTAGTACTGTTTCGGTACGACGGAGTAGCGGGCGGATAGTTCATTGACGGAGGCTGTTCTATGTCGAAAATGTTGACGGGCGATGTAGAGGGGCATCTTGATGTGGAACTTGAATTCCACCATCTCGAAAGGCGTTGTGTGCCAGTGGCGAAGCAGGTATCGGAGGAGTCCTCGGTCTCCCCGGGAAGACTTTGTTCCGTCACCATATGAAACTCTTGCGGCTTGGACGATTGAGGTGTCCAAATCTTGTTGCGGCATGTGATCAACCAATCGTACAAATCCATGGTCCAAGACATCTTGTTGCATTGTATTCTAATTATTAGTTCCCCCCAAATCCTTAACTAAGTCACCAATATCGCGATAGTATCTTTTCAGATCTTTCATAAAACGTTTGTTATTCTCAAGGCATTCGCATTCAACTTTATTTAGGTAAATCCATGCCAAGTTCGACTTTGAATATTTTGTTCTCTTTTGGTTGTCGTTGGGTTTACGAGCTACTAATTTTGTAGATTTCCTAGTCTTCTTTGCAGTTTTAACTTCAGTCCTATTCACAAAACTAAGAGCTTGCATGACAGTATCCGCGAGATCATCTTTCTTTTTAGACTTGAGAAATGTATCCAACCAATGAGCGTTTGTAGGTCCTGAACGAATAAACTCTTCGCATCTTTGAATTGCAACTTTCTTCCTTTTGAGATACTGTGACTTTCCAGGTCCTGCAACATCTGGAATTTTATGACGCGCATCATAGATGATTGTTTCAGCACGAGGGCACTTAATTATAAAGTATGCATGGAGGAAGTGCATTACGGATATCATCTTCTTATTGCGGTCTGGCTGTTTTTCTATGAGAATGGTGTCAGCCGTCAAGACCCAGGGTCTTTCATCTAAGTGTTTTCTTAATGAGACATAGATACCATCTTTATGTTCGGGTGGGACGCCGGAGACATCCCATTCCTCCACGAGGTTATTTGTTTCATTGAGTAAGCATATTGCTAAGTTCCGAATACCGACATCGATACTCAGAATCATTAAGTTAAAGGATCTTTATATCTTTAAACTAGAAACGCTTAAGGGCCTTGGAACCTGCGTTCTTAGAAAGTTTCTGACCGGCCGGGGACATACCAAATGCGAGGATGGCGCCACAGCACACACACGAGACAAGAGCTGATATCAAGGATGGACCTGTCATGCCCTTGAACGCGCTGCTAATACCCGCACCTATACCCTTGGCACCGTCCGCAACAGCTTCACCTACACCCTGCGTTTCTTGTGTAGTCTTATTTAAAACTTCCTTTTTCAATTTTTGAGCGCTTTCATCTTTGTTAATGATTTCGGTAATTTTGCTACCAATTTGTTCAGCGACAAACCTGATTTGGGCATCCTGACCAATTTTACATTTAGTGTTTCTGAGTTCTTTCATGAGCTCTACCGGGGGAGGTACACCCAGCGATTTGTATACGGAGAGGCCAAGTGGATCAATAATAAGATTGCTGGTGACCAACTTCTGTCTGTTAATAACTTTGGCAGCGAGTGTGTTGATAGTTTCACTTGTGATACTCTTTGAAACTTTATTTTTGATATTCGTCTTTGTATCAGACACCTTACTTGAAAAGTTTGGTATTGGATTCATAAATCCAGTCTTTTGCTTAGTTTCGTTTTTGGCCTTTTTTTCTATATCGTTCATAATCTTATTGAGTAGGTCTGTTGTAGATTTCTCATCAAACTTTTGCAAAACTTTAATATCAGCATTAATTTTTTGTGATATATCCAAATTACAGTAAGCTGTAACGCCACTAACTGACATATTTTGAACTGTAAGTACAGACGCAGAAACTGCATTCTCGCTCCTAGAAACTGCATTGAAAACCGATTCGTTTACAATATTTGTTTCAACAACCATTTTGGACTTGGAGGCACCCATCCTGGTATATTTGAAATATACCCAGAAAAAAAATATGATGTAAAATTAAAATGAATATGGGACTTAACCAGGCGATGCTTATCATAGCCATTGTTATTGTGATCATCTGGATTTACAAGAAAAGAGCGTCCACCAAGCAAATTGAAAAATATGAAATGGACAAGTCTCAAATCATGCAACACTTGAATAGCGAGACTCAGATTGATTCTCTCTTGGTAATGACGGCGGCTGCAAAACTCACAGAAGATGAGTCGGAAATTAAGAAATCTTATAAACTCGCAGAAGAGCAGAAAAGAGAAGCACTTATAGAATTATTTGAAAGCATGTAAAAAAACCTTGGTATAAATTAAATGGTTCGTTCAACACGAATCACCGCCCCCCTCCTTGTTTTATTGGTTGGAATTATCGGTCTCGTGATCTTTTCGTATTTCAGGCGAATTGATGAAGAATATGACATCTCACAGAGTAAAGAAGCGATGATTGAATACATAAACGAGACAACCGTACCAGATTCAATATTTGTCATGTCAAGTGTTTCTGAAATGACTAAAGATCAAGGGTTGATTAATAAAATATTCGAGGAAGCCGATAAGGGTGACGACGAGTATGACAAGGAAAAATTACTTGAGCTTATAAAAAAAATATAAGTATATTTAAATATGCCCTGGGCCGCTGCAGCTGCATGGAAGAGTGGCGACGACTATCACAGGACACGAGGTTGTGCTGGTCACCACGATGGTAGAAAATATTCAAGCTGGGACAAGCATTGTCACGCGGACTTCCACGAAGGTACACACAAGGGTAGGGGAAGACGTACACGTTTCCACTGCGCAAGTGCGTGTGGTAATAAAATCCAATATGCAAGGGGGGCTCGGGGCCACCCCTGTGCGGGTGCCCGTGCCATACATGGCATACCTGTAAATGTCACGGGACATGATCACGTGCGTTTGAGGGGCCGATTTAGTAATGCCCCTGGTGCGTTTTGGTGTCATTTTAACGACAATGCGGGTACAATGGAGGCCGCATCCAGAAGAAGAGAAAATAACGTCGGTGGTCAGGGTGGCAACAGTGTATATAATCAACTCATTTTCGGTGTAAAAAATCTCGGTCGGTACCACGATGGTGGTTATTGTTCAAATGTAAATCGCTTGCGTCACAAAGTCCACCACGATGGCCGGACTTGTTATCAGATGATCCAGGGTAAACTTGGTGCGACGCGCGCTAAGGTCAAGGCAATTCAATATTGTCAAAAACATCGCACAGACCCGAAATGTAAGTGTATTAATGTAGCCGATTCTGGGTTTATAGCAAGATGTAAGAGACATCCAAACTGGGCCGGTTGTAAAGAAATTTTGCAGGGTTTGAAAGACATTCAAAGAACTGGCTTGTCTTCCGCATCGGGTCTATTTGGTAATGCGGATTGTTTAGTCCCCGGTATATGCGCGGGTAATGTGTTCGAACCAAATACGAGAATTACTTCATGTGCAAATAAGAACGCCATTTGTACACAGGTGATGAAATTGGACAATATAAAGGCGGCTGCCGGAGTTAAGGCTGCTCAGGCGTGTAATATTAACTTTGAAGCTGAACAACGAAAGAAAGACAACGCCAAAGCCGCCGCTAGAAAAAAAGCCGCCGATGCCGCCGCTGCTAGAAATCGCAGGAGTCCGGCCCCATCTAGAGGCAGGAGTCCGGCCCCATCCCCATCCCCATCTGGTGGTGGAGGAGGTGAGCGGAAAGTAGCATCAAAAACTCCGTCGAGATTACCGGGACCATTGGCAAACGTGGCTAGGAAACTTGGTCTTAGTGATACGATGGTTGCTATAGTCAGTGGTATGAGTATGTCATGTTTTCTTGTATTAATAATGGTATTACTCTTGGCTGGTGGAGGTGGAGGTGCACCACCAGCGCCCAGGAGATACAAATGATAAAAAAATGTAGTATAATATAAATGAAGAAGGTTAATAGAAATATAGTTTTATTACTACTTGCCGCCATTGTTATTGCCGCGTGCGTGTGGATTGCGTCGTTGAGAAAACCTGAAGACTACGAAGCCGACACAGACGATCCAGAACTTCCAAAAATGACTCAGGCAGAACTTGACGCTGTGATGAAGTTTATTCGTAAAACTGATTAAAAAAGATAACACCCCTATATATATGATTTCTTATATCTATGGATTTCCTATATATATAACCAAAGTTTCCAATAAGGAAATAATTTATAAGGAAATAAAGGATAATGTAAAATTGGATTATCTCTCTCCGTGGAAAGCAAATTGTCTCACTTCATCCACTAAAGATAAATCAAATGTATTTCGTTCTAAAATCGTTAAAGATGAAATTACGAAACATGTGAAAATTCTAATTTCGAAACTCAATGTTGATATAGATCTCGGGATTAAACTCCCCGAATGCACAACGATTGATTGTACTTATTGTGATGATATGTGGGTAAATATGTACAAGAAGGGTCATTGTCAGGAAACCCATATGCATACATCAAATCATGAAGGTGAGGCAGATCCTTTATTTAGTTTTGCATACTTCGCCAAATATAATCCAGTAAAAGACGCAAAATTTATTTTTGTGAATCCAACGCCACCAACACCATGTAAAAAACTTGAAAAATTATCATGTTACAAACGCGAAATTATTATGGATGTTGAAGAAGGTGATTTAATAATTTTTCCAAGTATATTACCTCATAGGGTTTCTACACATACCAATACTGAACCACGCGTGACAATTTCTGGTAATTTTTATAAAAAGGCATAACAATGATAACCTATGTCTACGGATTTCCTGTATATACATGTAATATACCGGGGAACAGTGTAATATTACAAGATATACATAACTTCAAGGGTATAAAAGAGACAAATGAATGGAATGCGTCGTGTTTGACTTCATCCGAGGGTGGAAATGGTTCCCCGGAAGAAACACCGTTTGCATCTCCCTCGTTGAAAAAAGAAGTACTTGAACATTCTAAAATTATGATGAATATGCTTGATGTTGACATAAATTTAAATTTGGGTATGGGTGACGACTATTGGATAAATATTTATAAAAAGGGACATAGTCAGAAATTGCACTGGCATGGGGATTATGACAATGGCTTGCATATACTTTTTAGCTTTGTATACTTTGCGAAATATGACCACCAAAAAGATGCCAAACTCATATTTATAAATCCCGCCTCACCTTTTGGTTGTAAAGAATTGGAAGTACTTCCTTCATTTGCAGATGAGATAGCCGCGGATGTTAAAGAAGGAGAACTTATCATTTTTCCAAGTATAATGTTACACCGTGTCGAAGAACAAAAGGTGGACGGACCTCGCATAACCATAGCCGGTAATCTTTACGAAGCACTTAAAGAGTAAATAAAAAATTACTATATGTCTTGGTGTTGGTGGTGCTGTCACTCATTTGATGGTGAGCCTCTAACCATGCCCTGTCGTTATGACGAACGAAGAAACAAATTTTATACATCTGGTAACTACTGTTCGTGGAGTTGTATAAAATCCCATGCAATAGATAAATTTGGTGATTGTAGGGGTGGTATTGTATGTGGAAATATAATTATGATGCGGCGAAGAATGTACAGCCAAAGTGGTTCTGTAAAATGCGCCCCCGACAGATTTAAATTAAAGGAGTTCGGTGGAAGCATGACAATTGAAGAATTTAGGGGGGATCTTACAAAAGATATTACTAAATCTAAACCTATAGAGACGGCTCCGGTCGTGGAAAATGTTATACCCATTGTTTCAAACACAAAAAAGATGGATGAAATAAAGAATGCAACATCGTCTAACAACTCGCTAAAACTAAAGAGGAATAAACCTCTAAAAAGAAATCACAATGATTTGGAGTCAGCGCTCGGGTTGGTTATCGCGCCTAAAACCTAATTGTCTACTTTGTTTGTTAGTTGCTATAGACGACGGTAAAGAATCTGTTTTTTTACTATGTACCCATTTGGTCCCGTCATATGCGGCCCAGTTTATTCCATTCTTCTCAATAACCTTTCTACATAAGACACATGGTAGGGAATTTCCATGACCGTAACATGTCATGCGCTCAACAACGAGTTCACCATATTTTCTATTTAGCCAACTTGAGAACTGATGAGGTTTATTCCCACTCTTCAAACACTCCCTCTGAAGCTGTTTGATGAGACGCCTCTCCGAACATACACTCGAATCACTCCTCGCTTCTACGTGTTTCTTTGACATACGACTTTCAACAACGTAATACCCCATATTAGCAACAGTTATTACAGGTCGGACCCGCGTAGACGAATGCACACTTATTGCACTCGTTAAGAATGATGACGTTCTTTTTCTTCGGTACAAGACCCCTTGAAAACCTTTCCAGTTCTTTTACTGTATATAGACCGTATTGAATGATAACCTCCAATGGAGGGAATTTCATTCTACAATATTATTGTTTCAAATCCTTATCTTACTTTCCCTTCAAACAACAGGTAAAAAGTTTGCCAATAGCATCCTTGGCCTTAAGCATACCAGCGAAACCATCAACCATGGCTGGAACCATAGCCTTGAGGACAAGTTCAAATTCACTGTCTTGGGATTGGTCACCATCAATTTCTCCAATGAGATGATTGAGGATCGCGATGACCAACTTTTTCTTTTGTGGGCCCTCAAGTTTATTAAACTTGGAAGCATTAATCATCAACTTGGCGACGATTGGTGGGATGTCTTCCTTCTGGAGTCCGTCGCCCAGGTACTCCCGCTTGATGTCTTCAACCATCACAATAACAGCCTTGGCGTCAATTTTACCGCCGAATTTTTCTAAGATCGCTTCCATTTTATAATCTTAGTATATATTAAAAATGGACACAAATAACGTGGTAGCGGCATTTGCCTTTAGTATAGGTTTCATTCAGATGTATCAGGACTATATTCGTTCTGATGAACTGGACGAGAAATCCAAGAATGCCATTCTCCTGAGTCTCATCGCGAGTTGCCTCTGGCTTGTCTATCAGTCTAGAAAGCATGGAATGAGTTTTATGGTGGCGTATACGACACTTGGCTTGGTTCTTCAGTTGTACATTCTAAATAAAATCCTGGTTAAAGAAGACGAGAAAAATCAAGATAAAGTACAATGATATCAACTCTAAAACAACCAACATTTACTCGTGTAGGGTTTCGTACTACACGACGACCAACACGTAAACTTGTGACCTATGCAAAAAAAAGGAGTACTATTGATTTTGCAGAAGCTGTAAATGGCCGTGCTTCTATGTACGGCGTTATACTCGGTGGATCGAATGTCCTTTTGACCGGACTAAATATTCCACAACAGATTGCATCCATACCAACTGCCACACTTGGTGTTATGTCGTGTGTATTTGTATTGATGAGCATGAAAAATGCCGACGACAAACTTAATGAAGAACAATTTGAAAGATACGCGACGCGTGACACTGGGCGTGGTTTTATGGTACTCTTTGCGTTAATGACACTTTATGGTTTGGGTCACATGCCATCTTACTTATAAATTCCAACATTCGTACCTTTTCCTCCATTGTAAATGTTCCTCTCCTACGCATTACGTAGGACAAGAGCATCATGAGAATGTAAATATTATACACAATTGGTTTCATCCCCTAAAATCATACAATTTAATAATTTGCAACAATCTTCTTCGGTTTCATTAGAAACCGTGAAAGTATGAGAGTCAATGTGTAGAATACCGTGGTTGCAATGGCGAAATTCTTTTCGCTATTTTTGGCATTTTCACATTTGACAGCCCAATTAAGAGCGGCTGCGCTACCAACAAGACCCATGACGGAGTAGATGAGTGTAAACACAGCACCTTCATTCTTCGCAAACTTTGTGATCAAGAGGGTGAATGGAATGGTGAGTGCAATAGTGAGAGTTGCAGCGAGATACTTGTTGAGATTTTTTTGTACTGGCTTATCCTTCATATCTTCACACTCGGAATAGATACTCATCCCGATTGATGAAATAATCACGTAGACAACTCCAAGGATAATGATACCCATCACAGTCTTTCCCGAAACTTCAAGATCAATTTTACCGGAGCTAATGTCTTTCGCCTTTTCATACATAGCACTTGCCCTCTGGGTTGCGGTTGTGGCAGACATTTATATTATACTTAGATTTTGATTTCGGTTGGTAAGTTTTCATATATTTCTGGGGGTGTATTTACAAGTTTGTATTTTCCATCTGTCATTAACCCCTCTTTTATATATTCCCTGTATGTATCGACGTTTTTGTCCCTTGAACTTTCATCGTGACAGTGTGCGAAATTATATATTTTGTTTGCGACAAATTCTTCGTCGCCGAATGATGAAAGGTGCCACCCCGCATCTTTGTAAAATGGCATCCGCCATCTATGATTTCTCAATTGTTGTGGAGTTATTTTAGTTAGGAAAGACTTTGTTGCAACTACGGTACCAAACCATGGCTCCTGTTCTTGTATATATTTAAAGTTGTATTGAAATGCTATCATGTTAAATGAACACACATCAACGTTTGGAGGTAGTTTAATAAAATCTCTATCTGGGATCTCGTCAACATCTGATATCATAATAAGTGCATGATCGTCAACACCCTCGAGACCGCGCGAGATACAGTTTCTCTGGTGGTTTTCTCGCTTCCAAGGGTCGTCACCCTCTGGATTATCCTGTACAATAATATGAATTATCTTATCAAGCCATTCAGAAAACATTTCCTTATTCTTTTCAAAAAGTAATTCTTTTGGTTCACCTCGATGTGTGACGGTTGATTCTACTAGAATAAACTTATCAACAACTGGTGAAAGATAACAAAGTCTCTTTTTCAAAATATCAAATTCGTTATAGAACGTAAAACCGTCAATGATCATTTAATATCAAATACATCTCTTCCTTAACTACTTAAAATATAAACATTATAACGTGGTATAGATAATGATACCAAGAGTAATACATAAAATTATTATAGTTGACGGTGGGAAATTGCCCAAATTACCAGATGGAATGAAAAAGTCTCTTGAAACGTTTTATCGAATGAACCCCGGGTACAAAGTTAAGATATATTCCGGTGATGATTGTATCGAATATATCAAAAAGTATTATAATGACGAGACACTTGAAGCATTTAACGCAATTAAACCATACTCCTATAAATGTGATCTGATGCGCCACTTAATCTTATACAACGAAGGTGGGTGGTATTCTGACATCCGTCAGGTTTGCCTTCAATCAATAGAAACACTTTCTTCTATGAATAAAGAATACTATACAAGCGTTGATTGTCCACCAAATCAGATGTGTATGTATACAGCATTTATAGGATCGATACCAAAACACGACATCTCCAAGAAGATGGTTGATCTCGTGTTGTGGAATATCAAATATAGACATTATGGATTGGATTGTCTATATCCAACGGGACCCGGTGCGTACATGAATGCATCCATTGATTATGTTCGTGCACACCCAGAAAAGTGTACAATTGGACAACATACGTCTGATGAACATATTCAGTTTGGGGAGCATAAATTCATCAAGTGTAAATACAATAATGCAAAGGGTGCCGATAATTCTGATTTACCTGGAACCAATGATTATGGTGACATGTGGCGCAAGCGAGAAGTCTATTGAAAATAAAATGACAGCCACATTCAGGAAATGAGCGAGATCCACGCTGAGATAAAAGATGCATGTAATGGCATCGAAATAAAACTCGACGAAATCGCTGTGGATATTAGGGAAGTGCCATTCAATTACAAGATTGTTGATAAATATACGAACATAGATGAAGAGGTCCAGGAAATTTATGAATGGTATGATAGACACAAACAATTATTGACGGATTATGAAAATTACAAAAAAGAACATTCTCTAATTATTCAGAGAATATACGATTTGGAAAAAAAGGTAAGATTTCTCAACCACGACGTCCAAAATAATAAAAATAACAAGGTGCCTATAACTCGTCATGGTGGTTCCTTTTCACAGTTAAGTTTAGAATAGACGTCCCACTATTTAAATTACAAGCATTTTCTCATGTCCCACACGGAGGCCCGTGTTCACAGTTATCGAATAACCCGCATCCTTGAGATTTTTACAAAAGGCAACATCTTCCGAATACATCTCTCTTATTACCCTTCCATCAATCTCTGTCTCAAGGGGTTGATAATGAAAATAGGGGTAGCGGAGGTTTTCTATAACTCCCCTGCGACAAGCGAAAAACCCCATTCCATTATACGCAACCTTGATATACTTTTTGCATTTATCCAGGTCTTTTTGAGTCATAAATTGAAAGGACCCATGTTTCTTAAAGTAGTCCATGTTCCATTCCCGAACTGCCGCGTAGTGTTTAAGGTCGGTCATGCGATAGATACCTGAGACGACGGGATGCTTATCAACATCTTCAATAAGTTCTATGACCTGTTCGGGGGTAAAGAATATATCCGAATCGATGGTGAGCCACACGTCATAATCCAGTTCCCCATTGAATGGTACTTGTGTAGCCCCCCTTAAAGTGTTTAGACCAAGGGTCTTCATACGAGAAAATGGAACAAAACTGTCGTATTCGTTAAGCATGATAAACCTGTAGCCCTTCTGTGATAATGTCATAAGGGTCTGTGACCAGTTTTTAAGAAATGACCCCGAATATTCTTGTCCGGGCAGAGCTACGGCTATCGTTTTCATATATCATTGTTAAACATTTAATACTTTAAGTACCTCATTTACCACTGGGTGTCTCGCAACATCACGTTCGTCCATTTCAACATGTGTAATGTACTTGAGATCTAATCCATGTATCTTTCGTATGAGTAATGTGAGCCCATTTTCTTCATTTAAATCCGACTGTTCTAAGTCACCTGTCACAATTAGTTTTGTATTTTCCCCGATGCGTGTGAGAAGCATCTTCATCTGATTTTGTGTGCTATTCTGCATTTCGTCTGCAATAATCACAGTATTTTCAAATGTCCTTCCTCGCATGTACCCAAGGGGCTCAATTATGATACAACGATCCATCTGGTTATGGGAAAGGTATTTTTCAAATATATCAAACATTGGTTTTGTCCACGGTTCCATCTTTTTATCCATATCACCCGGAAGATATCCCATATCTTCATCAGCCGATATTATTGGACGGGTTAGGATTACTTTATTCCTGCGCCCCGCCGCCTCGTTTATATGATCAATACCAATTTGACATGCGAGCATTGTTTTACCTGTCCCAGCTGGACCCGTACCTATGATTATAGGTTTTTGTGACCTAAGTGCTAACAGGTATTGACATTGTCCGGTTGTTTTTGGAAAGTTCATATTATACTTAGTTAAGGTTTTTTTTCCTTAAACATTCTAGGATGTCCCTTTACCATTTAATTCGAATGAAACCCACAAAAACATATTTAAGTGTTGTCGATCCAAATAAGAAGACCCGATTTGTTTGTTTTCAAGATAGAAATACTGCCGGTGTGTTTGTTAATTACGTCGCAGACTTTAGATCGAAGCATGGATTTTGGCCTAACATGGATATGTCCAATAGATATGCGCGTATTGTGAGTAAAACGGGCATCAAAAGACGAACACCAGACGAATTGAAAGATTATTTATTACTCGAACCATTTGAATATGAAAATATTGAACAAATGGCTATGCGTATGAACGTCTCTTTCATTTGTGTAACAAATTTTGCGTATCTGTCGGACAGTGGGGAACAACAAATTATTACTTTCTCTGGTCAGGAATGGGATGGTGAAGCGGATGAGGATATGTATAGAGATCTTTTGGACTTTAACTTAAAAATTAAATAAGATACAAATAAATAGAAAATGTGTGGTATTGTTACACTTTTTGGCGAGAAGCGAGATGTCCCAGGTGATCTTCTTACTCACCGTGGACCCGATGACTATCGCAGGGAGACAATGGGTAAGTGTCAGATGGATTACTACCGTCTAGCAATCAACGATCTAACCGATGCGGCTATGCAACCGTTTGTAAGACCCCATCGCATGTTTGCATGCAACGGTGAAATATACAACCATCGCTCTTTTCGCAGTGGTCAGGAGAGAAGTCGAAGTGATTGTGAAGTTGTAATGAATCTTATTCATACCCTTGGAATTGAGAACACTGTTAGGTCTATAAATGGTGATTTCGCAATGGTCTATACAGATGGTAAACGCATCCTTGCTGCTAGGGATCCTGTTGGGGTAAGACCGATGTTCTATACTCGCTACGCCAAAGATTCAATTGCCTTTGCGAGTGAAGCCAAGGCGCTCATGTTTTTGGAAACTCCTATCCACATCTTCCCCCCTGGTCATTTCTATGATTCTTATGTAGATAGGTTTATTTGTTATCATACAGGGTACTGGAATATTCATAAGTTTTCTACAACAAAGAATCTGGAGAGGATCCGACACGCCCTTGAAGATTCTGTACATGTACGTTTGGATAACACAGATCGTGAAATAGGGTTTCTTCTCTCGGGTGGTTTAGACAGTAGTCTCATTGCGGCTATTGCAGCTCGTAAACTTGGTAGGATCAGGACATTTTCTATTGGTCTCGTGGGGAGTCCAGATCTGGAAGCTGCTCGTAAAGTGTCAGATTTCCTCGTTACTGATCACACCGAAGTGACCTTTACAGTTGAAGAAGGACTTCAAAGCATTCGTCATGTCATTAAGTCTCTTGAATCCTATGATACCACAACCGTAAGGGCTTCTACACCCATGTGGCTTCTTTGTAAATACATCAAAGAAAAAACAGATTGTCGGTATATTTTCTCTGGTGAGGGGAGTGATGAAATCTTGGGTGGGTATCTCTACTTCCATAACGCACCAAGTGTTGATGAGTTTGCTTGTGAAAATATGAGACGACTTCACCTTATTCATCAATTTGATGGATTAAGGGCTGACAGGTGTGCGGGTGCGCATGGACTTGATCTCATTGTTCCATTCCTCGATAAGAATTTTATTCGGTGTTGTATGGAAATGAATCAAACATTGAAAGTGACAAAAATTGAGAAGGAGATTCTCCGAGAAGCCTTCAAAGGATATCTCCCCGATGAAGTGCTATGGCGACAAAAAGACGGGATGAGTGATGCAGTCGGAGAGGGGTGGGTCGGGGCTATTAGGAAATACACGGAGTCTAACGAAGAAAACGTCGTAGAGGTACTCACGCGGCACCCGAAAACACGAGATGTGTGTAAACACAATATTCCTCTCACAAATGAGGAAGCTTATTACCGTGAAATTTTTTGGATGTATTATGGATCCCGAAACGACCATCTCATATCGGAGATTTGGAGACCAAAATGGACTACGGTGACTGATCCGAGTGCGCGTTTACTTATAGAAAAGAATCCAAGTTAATATAAATGTCTGAATTTGTTAAGAACTTTGATTGCAAGGATGAAAAGCACGTGATGTGGTTAAAAGAGGTTGGTGAAATAATGGCCAAGGTGACGATGGGCGGAAAAGCTGATATTATAGGATCAGTTAACAACAACCCACTAAAGAATACACCAACTATGACGAGTCCCGCAGATTGGGCATATATTCACTTTCAACTCGCCATGAAGTATGCTAATTCGGTACTAAGTGGAGATGCTTTTATCCCCGTTAAGAAAGCGTAGGTATTCAGCAAGTGTGAAATCTTGGTGTTCGGATTCTTCGTCCATCCTTACAAGTAATATCGCTCCATTAACCTTTTCGGTATCAAATGGACTTGGTAATTTATTTTTATTAGCAATTTCCCCACATTGTGATTTCATTATGACTACATCTAATTCTGGCCACTGACCGATAAATGTTGGCGATCCCCCGATTATCCTGAAAATTTCATTTTTGCGTGGATCTATATTAAGATTTATTTCTGTTATGTCACCGAGCGTCTCTCGTATTAAAATCGCCCTTTTCGTCATGGAATGAATTGATAAAAAAATATTTACAAAATATAAATGAATAACGTCCAGAGGGGATCTTGGATTGCTCTCGGGGTATTAGTCTCTCTTACGGTGGTGATTGTTTCTGTTCAGGTGGCTGAAAAATATAGACCAGCACAGTCGGCGTACCGCTATGGTTTGGTAGACACCAACCCAGCGCGTCGAACTGGTCAATTTTTTGACACGTGTTCCCCTGAGAATATGGCTGATTGCAAACGAAATAATCCTTACAAGGGTCTTCCCTTGCCCTAAGTCACTTAAAAGTGTCATAAAATTATAGAATAGGATGGAAAACCCCACGCGTCAATTTGTCGTGGATAAACTTTCGACTCTCCTCGAGATTCCGGTCACTGATACTGTATGCATCAATCTCGAGAAAAGTATATTGAACTACGCAATTAAGAGATATGAAAATATTGATGTCCCGAGTTGGGAGAATTATAAGTTTGTTGATATTTATAAACACAAGTTTCTTCAGCTTCAATATAATATCAAAAATTCACCTGTACTCAAGGGTTGGATTACTGACAAACGTGTCAAGTCAAAGGATGTTATTGATATGAAACCCGACGACCTATGGCCAGATGGACCTTATGCGAAGCAGAAAGAACTAAAGATTATCAAGGATCTCAGGAAGTCATATAACGAAAAAGACGTTGTAGAAGATGGATTTTTCACGTGTGCTCGTTGCAAGTCAAATAAGACCTCATATTATCAATTACAGACACGATCCGCAGATGAACCCATGACGACATTTGTTACGTGCCATAATTGCGATAAACACTGGAAATGTTAGGATTGGTTTTAATATAGTACCGAGAATCTGTCCAATCCGTTGGCAGATCACCCACAGATAGTACAAAATTGTAACCTAGTTTCTTTTTCATGAGAGTTTTCGTCGTTGAACTCGTAAATCCCAAATAATCGTACACGATCTTATACTCTTCAAGTTGTTTAACTGTCCATTTGACAACTTCTTCAAAACCGGGTCTGGCTGTAATAATAATAATTTTATATCCAAGTCCTTTCATTTTATGGAGAAGATCAATGATCGGTGTATTTGGTTGTCCATTTGTCCATATGAGAGTATCATCTATGTCAAACATGACTGCGTCATTTGGCTTCGCCGGTTCGAACATTAATATTATTAAAGATTTAAATACTCGTATAGAAAGACATGATCGTTGATGTTCAGTGCGAAGACGACACTATTCAGATTGCGGATCTTATACGAGATAAGAATCCCCAAGAGGTTGAAGTTCGGTTTTTGAAGAGAATTAAGAGTAGTTTGTATAATTTTGAAGATGAAATTACCGCTGTCCCTAGGGAATCTTTGTGTGGTTGGTATGATACAGAAAACCTAGAAGACACCGAATTGTATGTAAGGGTTGCCAATGGGTATGATCTCGCGGATGGAAGCGAAGATGAAGACTTTGTATATTCGGAATCTGATGAAGAAGAATCTGAAAGTGAATCTCTTGTTGATGAAGATGAGGCTTAAATAATACAACCAATTAAGTTGTATGGAATGTCCGGTGTGTTACACATCGCAGGCAAAATGTAAACTCTTTTGTGGTCATTCCTTTTGTTATCAATGTATTATCCATTGGTACCAAGAGTGTTGTAATCATACCTGCCCTGTGTGCCGGAAAGAAATCAACTTCTTTATACCCGGAAATATGAGTGAAATATATATACATTGTACACCCAATTCCAAAATAGATGATTACGTTAGGTTTCAAAATCTACTTGACAAGTATACGGGATTTAAAATTAAGGATGTGGAGTACCTAAGACGACAGTCCTGGGTCAAATATGTGATAGAACGCCGGGCCGAAAATCAGATATATACAAAGTACATATTCCATGGATTACAAGGAACCCAAGAAGCGTGTCACCAAAAGCGACAAGAAGAACAAAAAACCCGTATATTCCAAAAAGCATATAAGGATTAAATCTTCTATATTAGAAAATAAAAGATATGAAAGTGTTTTTTGCGAGCACACACCCAAATCAGGGGACAGGGTATGCAAGAGTGGCAAATAAAATAACAAACTATCTTGCAAATCTTCCGGGAATTGAGGTTGTTTATTATGCTTTTCAGAATTATCCGGACCAGGATATTAAGGATAGGTTTATTGATCCACGAATAAAATTTTATGATGCAATTGAGATTGATCCTGACTCACCAAAGGGATTTGGTGATAAGGGTATTGTACCCACTGTTATGTGTGAAAAACCCGACGTTCTATTTTTATATAACGATTTGCCCGTATGCACGATGATTATGGATATGATCCCTGCTCAACACATGCCCCCCAAGAAATATGTATATTTGGATATTGTATACCCTTGGGAATCACTTTCATATTATGATAAACTGAAAAAGCATAACCCAGATATTATATGGGTATTTTTGGACTGTTGGAAAAGGCATCTGGTTGAAGATCTTCAGTTTGAAGAAAGTAAGGTCAGTGTTCTTCCACACGGTGTGGACTTTGAAAGATTTGTTGATATTCCACGCGACGAGGCCAAGGAGAGGTTTGGATTTGATAAGGATGACTTTGTAGTTATAAACATGAATCGTAATTCATATAGAAAACAGTGGTGCGTAACTATAAAGGCTTTTTTGGATTTTTTGCGTGAACAAGACATGAATCCCAAGATTAAGTTATTTTGTGGCTGTATGATTGAGACGGATGATGGATATAAACTACCAGACCTTATAATAGTCGAATGTATTCGTAGAGGTATGAATCCGGAAGTTGTTTGCGATAAACATATTTTCATGAATACAAGACCTCTTCATCTTTCGGATGCCGGGGTGAATGAGATTTATAATGTGGGAGATGTTGGAATGAATACATGTTGCGGTGAAGGTTTTGGTCTTACAACTATGGAGCATGCGTATTTTAATCGACCGCAAATCGTATCGGGTGTTCCAGCTCTCAAAGAAACGCTCCACGGAATCGGACACATAGTTGAACCGATTATATGGACAACTGTTTCTTCATTTGAATCCCATTCGGGTGATATTGCTGTGTTTGATTCACGTGAATTTACAAAACATCTACATAACTGTTACAAAACCCGTAACGAAGTGTCACTAGATTCACGATCCCATGTTAAAAATAATTATTCATGGGAAAATGTATATAAGGTTTTAGATTGTTATTTCAGAAAGTAAATGGCTCCGTATCAACCACCTATTAGCCATTATTCTGAAATGGATGTATCTGGTTATGATGAGGAACATATATTTTCTTTCATCGGGAAGACCGGGAAGAGATTTTATTGGCTCACACGATTTCTTGATCTTGATTATCTCTGGTATGATAAACATAGGAAAGTCATTGAAATTTGGGGGCCGTACCACACACATCTGAATCAACAATCGGCACATGTCATTCGGGCAGAGTTGGATTATTTTAAACCTAAGTTAGAGGAGAGAACCTTATCTCTACAAGGACTGGAAAATGTACAAGAGACCTCAATTACGTGTTAGAGAACACCCAAATGTTAACAGGGAACCCGCGAAAATCAGGGAGGGTACATTTTTACATAGTATTTTAAGAAGGGATTCACCTAGGTGGTCATATAAGCATGAGGTAAAACCTATATATCAGAAAGATGTATACCTGGCACTTTTAAAGCGTAATTGTGAGGATATGGGTATTGAATGGAAAGAGCCTACAATTCCAGATTACATTCCGCCAGAGAGGCCTGTTAGACCGGTTGAACTAGAACTTGCATTCCCAGACAAAGTTTATATGAAAGTCCGTATTCTCAAGAGTGGCATTATTCGTATTAAACTTGACGCTTCATTCATGACACTTCAGGAAAAGTACTATAGTCAGTGTAAAGTTCCACCTATGAAAAGTATTATTAAGGCTTACACAAGTATGGGCTTTAGTTCAGAGTTTATAGAACAAATTAAAATCAAATTTTCAAAGTTTGCCAATCACAAGAAAAAAGTCGAAAAAATCATTGATAGTACTTTCAACAAGGAACCGGTCAAAAAACCCAAAAAGATAAAAAAGAAAGAAGAAATGATTGAAGAGGAAATAGAAGAAATTGAAGATGAACGTGACGATGAAATTCATGAAGATGATGATCCCGGCGAGGATGGCGAGCTTGATATTGAAGCGGAGGAAGACCCAGATGAACAGCCCCAGGATGATCAAGAAGAGGCGTATATTTCTGATTAGTCTCTTTCTCGTATTAAAATAGAACTTGTAATACACACCTAAGTCGGTATGTTATTAATAAAAATACACTAAAAAATGTTCATCGCGAACGTTGTTATTGGCGATTACATCATTGAACGTAGTTTATTTTACAATCTAAAAGAAGCTTCTGAATACGCACAGGAAACAGTAAGACACAAAGTCTGGGAAATTGGAAACGGACAATTTTACTACGGAAACGTTGAAGCTCGTATATACGAACCAAAATATCTTGAGGCATCTGATTACAAGGATGAACATATTCTTTCTTTCTCTAGACCCGTGCGAAATAGCACAAATGCTATGTGACCAACATGTTGTCAAGATACAATTAGAGATTGTTCAAATGCTTTACACGGCTTGGCACCTTGCACATCAAGAAGATTATATCGCGAAGTATGCACCATTTACAAAGGATGGATCAAGGAGGGGTTACAGACCCGCTCACCCAAAACATCCAATGACTATGTGGGTCGCATCAAATTTGAAAAACTATATGTACGCATGTGAAATTGGTATTGCGATTACCAAGGAATACACGCGTAGATATGGAAAGATACATACTTGTGCCAGACATCTCTCGTGGTTGTGGGAAAATCACCCACCGCACTTTGAAGAGAGACGAAGCGAATCAGCTTATTATTCCCATGAAGGCATCCCCGAATGTATGCCCGAGCAGTACAGGCAACCGAGTGTTGTGGATGCGTATCAACTTTATTATATGGTGGATAAAATGTCTTTTGCGCGGTATAAAAACATCGCTTCGGGTCTTTCTTCCGGTTCGTCATATCCAAGTGATTTTAAAAATTTTGGAATTTCACTCTTTTCGTAGTCATGTATTTCAATAAGAATCGTCGGCATGTATTTTTTGATTGTTTCCTTTGCTCCTTCTAGTACCTCCATTTCGTGACCCTCTACATCAATTTTCATTATAGATGGTTTACCCTTGTATACGTCATCAAATACTTCACATTTAACATTGATTGGTATATTTCCCAAAGTATCCGAATGTTTATTTAATGACGTACCACCATAATTTATTTTATTTTTACTTTGACATCCATTTTTTGGTATATATATGGTTGTCTCAACACTCACATTTGACAATGCATGGGCGTAAAGAAATACATTATGTTTGAGATTGTTTGATTTTATATTAGCATCCACTAGATCATAGTATACAGGTTCAAATGTATGAACTGGTCCATAATCTGAGAACATCAGTGTGTTGTAACCAATATTTGCACCAATATCAATAATGTCAGTTTCATTTTTATAGTATTTCTGAATATCATCGCGCATCCATCCATCCCACTCGTGCCCATTTGCGATACATGGTCCTATATATTCGTCGTTGCTTATCACGTGAACATTGTATTTTCCGTTATTTACTCTAACAACGTCAACGTTCATTATTTGTTAAAAGTTAATTAAAACTTTAACCTTATGTATATATACAATAGAAGGATGTTTAGCATTGGAAAGACTGCCCCTATTTCAGCCCCAGCGATTAACGTCACGAAAAAACAACGACCATATCAACCGAGAACATACACGGAATTTGTCCGAGGTCTCAAGAATGGTGAACTCCCAGAGGTTATTATTAAACCAAATCAAAATTTGGCTGCATTTGAAGACGATCAGGGGAACTACGGTGAAACGCAGATTGTTCAAAATCAAGACTTGTGGCAAATTATTACCGAAAGTGACTCAAATGTTCGTGTTGACATGACACAGAACGCATCTTTCGCAGATGGTATCTCAACATTGTTTTTTTTATCTTTCATTTTTTTCGTTATCAGAAGCTTTATGGGTAGTGCCAATGGTGGTGGATCACCAATGAATAACCCATTTTTGAGTAATAGCGAGTTTGTAGCTGAAGAGGAAATTAAAACAAGGTTCTCTGACGTTGAAGGAATTGATTCTGCAAAGGATGAATTGGAAGAGATTGTGGATTTTCTCAAGCAACCCGAACGTTATTTTGGGAGTGGCGCCAAGATTCCACGTGGTGCCCTTCTTGCGGGTAAGCCTGGTACAGGTAAAACTCTCCTTGCCCGTGCTATTGCTGGCGAATCAAATGTTCCCTTCATTCAGTGCTCCGCTTCGAACTTTGTTGAAATGTTTGTTGGTGTGGGTGCCAAGAGAGTCCGCGATCTCTTTGAAGTCGCTCGCCAAAATCAACCTTGTATAGTCTTCATTGACGAGATTGACGCGGTGGGTAAGCAACGAGGAGGGGGTGGTATGCCATCAAATGACGAGAGAGAGCAAACAATTAATCAGCTACTCACCGAGATGGACGGCTTTGATAACGAAACCGGCATTGTTGTTATAGCGGCTACTAACCGCGTTGATATTCTTGATGAGGCCCTTCTTCGTCCGGGTCGTTTTGATCGTAAGATCCAGGTATCTCTTCCAAGTATCCGGGGTCGTAGGAAGATCTTGGGCGTTCATGCCCGTGATAAGAATTTGGCGGATGATATTGATTTCAAAAATATCGCGAGACAAACTACGGGTTTCTCTGGTGCCGATCTCGCGAATCTTCTTAACGAATGCGCAATTCGCGCCGTTCGGGACGGTGAAGGTATCATTACCAATGAGATTGTAGAAGATGTCTATCAACGCATTGTTGTGGGTGCCAAAGGTGACACTAAGTTTTCCCCACGAAAGAAGGAACTGGTTGCTTATCATGAAGCCGGGCATGCTATTGTTGGTGCGACTTTGCCAGATTATGACACCGTTCGTAAAGTATCTATAATTCCCCGCGGTGATGCTGGTGGTGTGACCTTTTTCCAACCATCCGATGAAAATGCCGAATCTGCTATGTATACAAAGGAGTATCTGACTGCTCAGATTACTGTGGCTCTTGGTGGCAGAGCGGCGGAAGAAGTTATCTATGGTAAAAACCTCATCACTACTGGTGCGTCTGGTGACTTTGCACAGGTGTATAACATTGCCCGTGAAATGCTTACAACCTATGGTTTTAGCTGTTACAAGTTTGATTACCGTAATATGTCCGAAGAGGCTTCACGCCTCGTTGATATGGAAATTGATAAGCTTGTTGATCTATGCTACAAAGAAGCTCTTGGTATTTTGGGTACAAATACACGACAATTGGAGTTACTCAAGGATAAGCTTCTGGATGAAGAGATTGTCGATGGTCGGTGGGTCTATGAACTTGTGACAGGAAAGTGTAACATCGGACGATCTGCAGAGTTGGATAGTATGGATTTTATTTAAATTTGGTCAAATTATTTTGGGTGGGTATATTAGATATGAGTACTCGAACTCGGAAAGTTAAGGCCAAGGGACTACCCGGGTTCGAGGCGCGAACACGTAACATTAAACCACAAGTTAATCAAATGGAGATAAATCTTCGTAGAAAATTAACGAACCTAGGTGGTTTGTCCAGTACATATATTACTAATGCTATTTTCAAATATAAAAGTTCAATGGCTACTAATAAAAGTGCAGTTGTCGATGATATCATCCGGAAGGCAAAAACTAAGAAGAAGGCGGAAGAAGCAAAGAAAACGAAAAAAGCAAAACAGATTAAAAACGCGGCGGTGAAAGGTAATAATAAATATCCTATAATCACACACCTTACTACCCAGGTCGCTTTGGTAAGAAACGCACATAATAATAAGAAAAACACAGACAGGGGTGGGTATGCATTTTTATCGAATTTTTACAGACTGACTGGTATGCGCAAGGAGGCGAATATTAGGGCATGGATTAAAAAAAATAATTCGACGATGCAAAATTTTATAAAGCGACAACATGGCGTTATTACCAAAGAAACTAGCATCGTTCATACGAAAAACACAACAAAAACTTTCGATATGGACGAGAATGGGTTACACGATCTCTTGCTTATGTTTTTTCTTGATATGAAACACGATAAATTATATAGGGGTTCATTTAAGGATTATTTGGGGAGTGATATAGTTGAAAACCTGTTAAAACCCAATACAAAAGTACCTACATACAATACAGATAGCACTCTTTATAAAAAACTAAAAGAAAATAATATTAATCCGGACACCGGGGGTGTGGTGCGAGGCGTGAAGATGGAAGATGCCTTCCAAAACAACTTTCGAACAATGTGGGGTACGTCTCAACCAATACAAATAAAAAAATATGAATTCGCTGCCTCTCTCGCTCAGTTAGCGAAAAATAAGAATAAACCCATATATGTGTCCATAGATTCCGAAACTAATCGAAGACCAATATCGGCTCTTTTGTACGGTTCGCGAATGAGTACAAAAGACAAACCCACTTATTTCGCTAAGAGACTTATTACTATTCCAAACATTTTGGATCCTGGTCTTAAATTTGGCGGAGGTATATTATTTGAGGACATATCGTCTAGAGTGATGAGAACTGAGAATGACGGGGGGCCATACACTCCTTATAAATTCAATTTTCAGTCGTTTAAATTCAATTTTGGTAAATATTTTACAATATCTATAGGACCCAATTTGAAAGGTACGAAATTTGAGTGTTTTTTAAATTCAGATATACCAATAAACATAGGTACGACGAGGAACGAGGGGGAAGAGGGGAATGGTCCTATACCGAAAATAGCTAAAACCTTTGGTGACTTTTTACAAGTACTTATAAATTCTCACCTAGCAGCGGAAAAACACCCCGTAGTCGGAGCTACACTTGATGGTAATTTTGTGGGAATGACGGGCTATGTACAAAAAACGCTGTATAAGATGGAACCCCGTTTAATTATCGATAGAACCGCCAAGTCGGGTCAAGTGTCTGGTATCGATGGGGTTTTTATATATGGTATGGGTGATAAATTAAAAAATGTTACACGTACCAATTCAGGAGCCACCACACAAAACCAAACCAAACCCACAAAGCAACAAACTGAAGCTAATAAACGAAACCTGTCCAACAACGCAAATTCTGGTAATTCTCGTAATTCTGGTAATTCTAAACGAAATTCACCGGTTGTGTCTTCATCTCCCAGAAAGCCGACTTCTACCCCCATACAAGGAACAAAACGGAAAGTGAACAATGCCGGTCTTAATAATAACAACCGCCGCGAGGGTTCCGGTAATTCAAATAGTGCGAATGCTAGACCGGGTTTATTTGGTAGAGCCGCGAGATTATTTGGAGGTAAAAAACAAAAATCAAACTCTAACAGCACCAGAACACCAAATTATAAACCCCAATCACAGAGACGAGTTAATAACAACAGCAACAATACACGAAGTTTTGTAACTGCTCGTTCAAACAATTCCAACAATAACACTAATAATGTTACACAACCACTTACGAAAAAGAGAAAAGTAAATAACAATGTTACACAACCCGTTAAGAAGAGAAAGGTAAATAACAATGTTAAAGCTAAACTTAATGAACTTGAAAGAATTAAGAGACGCGAACGCGAATTGGCAAGACTTAAAAACTAACACCCAAAGAATGAAACAACGGGAGCGTGAGCGCAGACA